ACACTAGGGAGAACGACCCTGAGACAGCCAAGGCTAAGGCCGAGGTTGCCGCCAGCTACCTGCAACTAGACAGAAATGGTCGCATGAATACCGACAGGCTGCTTGAGGTTCTGCTTGCAGGTGTTGACCCGTTCTTGGCTGACCACATTCTGGAGCCAGCAGACGAGGCGCAAGACCGCATGATGAAGGACGTGAAGGACGACATTGTATCCATCTACTCTGGCATCGAGATGAACGCCCGTCCAAATGGAGCGCAGTTGGCAATGCAGATGTTGCAGCAATACACGCAGCAGCCTGACGTTATGCAGCGGTTGCAGGATGACGAGGCATTTGCGGCACGCTTGCAGAAGTATGCCCAGCAATACACCTTCCAGATGCAACAGGCCCAGAACGCCCAGATTGGCAAGATGGGTGCAGCCCCCGCGCAGATGGGTGGCACACCTACGGGAGCCATGCAAGAATAGTGTTTGACCATCCATCATGGATGTGTAGGTTAGCCCTATGGACACACAGCTTGACCTAGAGACAGCAATCAGCGCGTTTGCCCACAGGGATGAATACAAGTATATTCTCTGGGTGATTCGCCAAGAGCGCGAGGGTTTGTTCGCAGACCTTCAGAAAGTAAAAGACCCGTATGAGGTGATGAAGATTGCTGGCCGCATTGCTTGTGCCGATCAAATACTTGACTTGCTCTCTCCCCCCGATTAAGGTGCCTCAGAACATCGTTCTGTTCATTGGTTGTTCATAGCACCACCCCCTGTAGGCGTTAGTCGTGTTCCGCTTACAGGGGGTTTTTCGTGCCAGCTTGACAAATGCTTAGTAAATTGCTTAGGTTACAGCACATTCGCTACCGCCGAGCGTTAAACGTGCGTCCTAAGATATGCAAGCAACAGACAACCCTATCGCTGAAGGGGATAAAGACAGCGTAGAAAACCTGACTCAAGACGGGCTTATGCAACGTCTGATGAAGGGCAAACAGGAGGAACCCCAAGCTGAAGTAGCCGATGAGGTTGAAGCGGAGGAAGAACCAGAGGATGAGGAGTTGCCTGAGCAGCCCGAATCTGAAGAGGAAGCTGAAGTCGATGCTGAACTGGATGACGAGGCCGAGGAGGAATCCGAGATAGACCTGCTGAGTTTGTCTGCCGAGGAGATTCAAGAACTGGCTAAGAAAGGTAAGAGCCGCCTATTGAGTCGAATTGGTGAACTGACTGCAAGGGCCAAGGCTGCTGAGGATCAAATCGCAGAGCTGAAAGCCTCCAAGCCGCAGCGTGAAATCCCTCAAGATCAAAACCCATTCAAGGAACTTACGTCATTTGATGACGTGAAAGCCAAGTATGCAGAGCTTGAAAGCACGCTGGAATACACAGACAGCCTATTGGAACAATACGAGGACTACGGCAGCGATGATGTCATCGAGGTCGGCAACCAAGAATTTACCAAGAAGCAACTGAGACTGGCGAATAAAAACGCCAGGGACGGCATCAACAAGTATCTGCCAGCACAGGCAGAATACCTAAAGAAACAAGAGCAGGTTACACACGCTAAACAGTATTGGTCGGAGCAAGCAAAGAAGGAGATTCCTGAGATACAGGATGAAGAATCTGAGCTTGGTAAAGCCTACCAGCAACTGGTTAGCAGCCCAAACATCAGCAAGCTAAACGAGATTATCTCAAAGCACGCGCCAGAGTTGGGAGTGGATATTGACTACATTCTGGCCCATGCGGTCAGGTCTAAGCTAGGAAAGGCGAAGCCCAAAGTGCAAGCTGGCGCAGGTAAGAAGTTGAAGGTGAATCCACCCGCTTCCCCTGTTGGAGCTGGTTCAGCACGGCAAGGCAAGTCATCTGGCAACAAGGCTAGTGAAATCTACAAACGCTTTCTGGAGACAGGAAGCCCCAATGATCTGATTGCTTACCAAGTGGCAAAAGCCACCCAATCCTAACCACATACAACAATGCCAATCAGCAATACCTACAGCCCTAGTGCCCCTACTGGCACTACTTCTACTGGTTCAGCCGTGGGCAACCGTGAGGATCTTAGTGACATCCTGACCGTTCTCGCTCCTGAAGATGCCCCCGTTACCTCCCTTTGTTCCAAGGGTGCAGCCAAGTCTACTTTCCACGAATGGACTGTTGACGAGCTTGCCGCCCCCGATGCTTCTGGCATCAACGAAGGCAGTGACGTGACCGCCTTTACCGACAAGTTCGCTTCCCGCGCTCGTCTTGGTAACTACGTCCAACTGTTCCGCCGCGACTACCTTGTGTCGAACCTTCAATCTGCCGTTAGCTCGGTCGGCCCTGCTGACTATGCACAGGCTAAGGCGAAGGCGATGCGCGAGATCAAGCGTGACATTGAGTTGGCCATCTGTTCCAACAACGACCGTCAGGCCGAAGATGGTGTCAACCCCTATAAGCTCCGTGGTCTTGGTGACTGGATCGACTCCGCTGGCCCCAGCGATGTTCCTTCCGCTTACCGCACCCCTGCTGCCTCGATTGAGTCCAGCTCGCTTGCTGAGGGCGACATGAATGACATCCTCGGCAGCATCTTCACCAAGACTGGTGAGATGGGTAACCTGACCGCCGTGTGTAACGTGGCTCTCCGCAAGGTGATCGCCAACTTCACCCGTGCAGAAGGCACCACCACTGCTACCGCCTACAACATCAACGAGGACGCTGGTTCCAAGAAGATCACCCTGAGTGTGTCTCTCTTTGAGTCCGACTTCGGTGTCGTTAAGATCGTCAATGCTAACCCCGTGTGTATGCCGCAAGCATCCACCAACGAAGGTTACATCCTCGATCCCAAGTATCTTGGCATTGGCACCCTCCTGCCCATGGGCAGCACCGACCTTGAGAACCAAGGTGGTGGTGAGCGTGGCTATGTTGACTGCGCCCTGACGCTTGCCGTCAAGTCGCCCCTCGCCCACGGTAAGGTTGCATACTAATCCTAACTAGAAAGAACTATTACCATGAGTGTTTCTAAGAACGTCAACAACGAGTCTCCGCTGGAGATTTACACCTACGTGGCTGATTACGCGCACATTGCCGCTAACGCCACTTCGTCCAACCAAGTGACCATCGCCAACATCCCTGCTGGCGGTGCAGTTGCCTTCGCCTATGCGTATGAGTCCACCGCCCTTGCTGGTGCTTCGGACATCACGCTGGACGTTGGCACCACCTCTGGTGACCCCGATGAGTTCATTGATGGTTGGGATGCCGATGCTGGCACCCCCGTCTGTAACTCTGGCGATGCCTGTGTTCAGGCAGCTGGCACAACCACCTTCTTGGCTGGTTGGAAGCCCGTTGGTATTGCCACCTCTGCAACTCCTATCCTCGCTGAGTGGAACGGCACCGTTGCCTCCCTCACCGCTGGTGAAGTGGTTGTCGTGGTTGGTATCATCAACCCTGGCAAGTTCGCCTAATTGAGCTAGAACCTTGGGGTGGGGGTCAGCAATGGCCCTCACCCTATTCTTGCTATGAAGATCATTGAGTCCGAAGAGGCTAAGACTGCCGCAGTCATCCGTGAGATCATGACTGGCGAGCAGCTGAAGGCGCAGTTTGAAGAGCAGCGGCACCGCAACTCTGCCAAGATTGCCCAAGACTACAAAGGAACCAAGTCCAAGGGTGGCTTGATGCACTTGGCTGAGATTCCTCAGCGCGAGTATTTCCTGCTGAATCAGTGGTATGGCATTGGGTGGGAGAACGACCGCACCATGCTTAGGCACATTCAAAAGAAGCACCCAGAATTATTTTCGCATAGGGCATGAGTGACGTAACGCTGCGTAAGGTGGGCAAGATGTTCACCGAGTCTGAGGCTGGTGACAAATACATGTTTGTCGTTACCTCAGGCAGTGGCAGCGAGAGTGACCGCTCTGAAGTTTTGCTGGCCCTGCGTGGGCCTACCACCTCTGTAGCCGAAACGGGCTACACGGTTGTGGCTGCTGATTCAGTCATACTGGTTGATGATGACACCGCTGGTGGAGCCGTGACGGTGACGTTGCTGGCTGCCGCTACCGCTGGTGACAGCTACCAGTTGGTGGTGAAGAAGCTGGGGACAACTGGCAACGTGGTTCTGTCGTGCAGCGACAACATTGACGGTGCGACCACCGCTACCCTAGCCAACCAATACGAGGCTGTAACGCTTGTTTGCGATGGCAGCACCTACCATATTATTTAATCATGGCATACCAACCAGAAATAAAGTCGAAGGTATCAACGGACAACAGCACGACCACGCTGCTGGCTAATGGCAACACCTACACTGGAACGTGGGAGGATTGCTCTGAGTATGCCGATGTCATTGTGGCGGTTAAGACAGACCGTAACGGCATCTTCTACGTAGACTTCTCCCCTGACGGGACTAATGCTGACTCGACCCTGACGAAGTATTACAACACCACGGACATTGAGGCTCCGCACAGGTTTACCGTGACGCGCCAGTATTTCCGTGTGCGCTTTACCAATGACAGCGGAAGCGACCAGACGTATCTGCGCTTACAAACTTCACTGAAGGCAAACAGCAACGACCTAAACGTCCCGCTGGATCAGCCAATTTCCCGCGACTACGACAGCATCTCGGTGCGCCCGTCTGACTACCATGACGAGATTGCCCTTGGCTTGAGGCAGGGAACCACGCTCTGGAACAAGTTTGGCTACAACGCTGACGTTGACACTGGAACCGAGGTGATTGCCTCCTTCGGTGGTTCGTTTACTTTCCTGACTACCGCCTCTACCCTGACGGTGGTTTCATCCAGCACGGATGATGACGTTGGTGGAACTGGTGCTACGGCCCTTGTGATTTACGGGGTGGATGCCAACCGCAAGTCGCAGATTGAGGTGGTCAACATGGACGGCACTACCCCCGTGGTAACTAGCAACACATGGCTTGGAGTCAACCGAGTAGCGGTCTACACGGCTGGCGGTGGCCTGACCAACGCTGGCACGATTAGTGTCACTGCCACAACTGGTGGCAGCAACCAGGCTGAGATGCCAGCAGGACAGGGGACAACCCAGCAATGTATATTCTTTACACAGGCCGACCACCAAGCCTTGTTCAAGTGGTTGACGCTGAACTGCCTCAAGTTGTCGGGCAGCTCACCCAAGGTGACGGTCAAGGGCTGGGTCTACTCGGCTGTGTCTGCCGCCAAGTATGAGGTGTTCCGCACGAACATTGACACTGCTGTTGAGAACACCATTCATTTCACCCCGCCCATTCCCTTTGTGGTTGGTGAGAAGTCCGTGTTCTGGCTGGAGGCTACTACCACCGCTGACAACACCGAGATTTCGGCTCGGTTCAGCTTGGTTGAGGTCAAGGACAAGGATGCCGACTGATTGACTTTATAGGGGTTTAACCATATTTTAATGCCGTGCAGACCAAAAACTATACCACCGACCTGCTACCACTTATCAAAGCGATGTGTGGCGTTGAGTTTGCGCTGATTGAATTGCCGCGCATCAAGGCGATGATTAACAGCCGCGCAAAGCGAGCGTATCGTTCTACCGAATACTGGCCTCGCTTCTTGGTTGTGGGTGAGGCACGCACGGTGACTAGCGGGGTGGTTCCGTTCACCCAAGCTGGGTTGAACTCCATTGATACGTTCTTGCAAATTCACAGGACTCAGCCATTCCAGAGTGCATCGGCGCAGTTGATTGATTTCTACGTGCAGAATGGTGGTGCTACGTTGATTGACGGCAGCCTTGATTTGTCCTCGGCGTATGTCACCTACAAGAAGCAGTGGACTGACGTGTATGGTGATGGTTCATCTGGCACGGTGGTGAATGTCCCTGACGAGTGGTTTGAGTATCTTGCCCATGGTGTGTATGCAGACTGGCTGCGTGCTGAAGGGCAGCAGGAGAAGGCTGCGTTGGCTGACGCTGAAGCCAAGGACAAGCTGGACGATGAGCTTATTCGTATTTCCGAGATGCACACCATCAACTCTGTGGCTAACCGCATCCAGACCAACAGTAACATGCAATCCCGCTGGTAATGCAACTATCCCTATCCCTTACCCCTAAGAGCGTTAGCTCTGCAAACTACCTGCTTCGGCAGTATGGAGGTGCTGCGGCAGCGTATTCGTTGCAGCGTTTGGACACGTCTACTGAGAACGTGGTGCGGGTTCGTAGGTCTACGGATGACACCGAGGCTGACTTCACCGCGCAGGAGGTGGTTGGCGGATCGCTTCGTGAGTTTGCCCTTAACAACGACAGCGACCTGATTCGCTTTGCCAACCAAGCTAGTGCTGCTGACCAGCGGATGTATTTTGATGGGTCTGGGGACTACACCACTATAACCAATGTCCCACTGGTAACCGCTACTGGATGGCGCGTAGATTTTACAACTTACTTCACCGAAACTGGAGCGGGCGGCTTCTTTGGTAGCGTGGCATCAGGTAGCGGTTTTTATCGCTGGGACTCAACCACATGGGAAATTCACGATGGAACCAATTCCGCCAGCTTGGGAGTTATTCCTATCC